AAAAGCGACAGATCATCCTAGATGGTGCTGTGTCGCTTAATCAACCATTTTTTGTGATGGTTGACGACGACTGCAAGTTCGCACGATACGAAGATGGTGTATGCACGAATAAACCTGCTACTGCTGAAGATTTTTCAGCTTTCTATAAGAAGGCTATGAAGCTATTCACTCGCTATAATAACTTGGCGATGATTAGCGATCACCCACGAGCCTTTTCCAATACGGATAAAGATTACTCTGGTGGACTGAGCAAGTTCGTGCTACACTATACGGATAGAGTAAAGTCTGCTCGATACGATCGTATTGGTTTGTTTGAAGACGTTGACTTTTATCTCCAACTCGCGCGCGAGGGAAAGGCTTATGTAAAGCTGAAAAGGCTTGCAACGTCGAACGACTCTCAGGACTACGTAGATATCTCACCAGAACGATATGAAAGTATCTTTAGAGATTGGGATGATAATTTTCCTAACGTGACTATCGACTGGTCTAAGCCATCGGTGTTTGCTGGGAATAAAAAGATACCGGTGACTGTGAGATTCAAGTACAATAAGCTTGCGTCTCAATCTATCTTTGATATTATAGGGAATATATGAGCAATCCGTTCACCTACGTCGATAGTGTCAGCTATTCTAAAAAGAACCTGATGAGAGGGTCGGAGAACGACGAGCTTTCGGAAAAAGGATATAAACCTTATCTGACGAATCGTTCGCTTTCTTATCATCAGGACTCGATTCTCTACGCGAACGAAATGAATATGCGACCGCAGCTGGATAATAAACAGCAGTACGAGTATTTACTAAATACTTTGCGGAAGCGTAAAAGGTTCGCAAAGTGGAAAAAGCAAGAACCTGACGCAGCCGTTGAGATGATCATGGAGTATTTTGGCTATGGTCGTGCTAAAGCGGAACAAGCTATGCGCGTATTAACCGATGACCAGTTAACCATGATCGAGAGAGCTCTCGACAAAGGTGGAAAAGGATGAATGCGTCGGTTGAAAATATGGTTGAAATCAAGCTACGATCAACAGAAGATTTCCTAAAAATTCGCGAAACATTAACTCGTATCGGAGTCGCTTCTCGACGCGATAAGGTATTGTTTCAATCATGCCATATTTTGCATAAACAGGGACGTTATTATATCGTTCACTTCAAGGAACTGTTTGCTCTTGATGGTAAACCTACAAACTTTTCTGATGAAGATAAGGCTCGTCGCAACACGATAACAAATCTGCTCGCCGAATGGGAGTTGATTGATATTGTTGATGATGTACGCACATCAGAAATTATTGCTCCACTCAATCAGATTAAGATTATAGCTCATAAAGAAAAGCATGAGTGGAAATTAGAAGCAAAATATAATATCGGTAAGAAACGTACCGTAGAATAGTCGATATAAATAAAATCGTGATGCCCTCGGGGTCACATAATTTAACCTTGCCTAACAGGAGGCTATAACATGACTAAGAACGACTACGCACAACTCGCCGCTTTTGATCCTTTCTCTGTCGGTTTCGACAAAACATTCAAGCTGCTTTCATCGCAGTTGGATGGTATCGGTAAGAACCTTCCTGGGTATCCCCCATACAATATCAAAAAGGTCGACGATAATAAGTATGTTATCGAAATGGCTGTAGCGGGTTTTGCTAAAACAGACATCGAGTTAACTCTTGATGGTGGTAAGCTAACTATTGCTGGTAAGACTAAAGATGCCAGTGATATGGATAAAGCGCAAGAATATTACTTCTATAAGGGGATCGCAGAGCGTGCGTTCAATCGCACATTCACTCTTGCTGATACTGTAGTGGTAAATAACGCTGAGCTTGTCAATGGTATTCTAAAGGTCTGGTTGGAAAACTTTATTCCTGAAAGTCAGAAACCTAAGAAAATCAACATCGACTAATATAACCCCTTGATTTATTTGTGATGCAGCGGGCTGGAAAACTAGCCCGCTTTATCTGTTTCAGGAGACACGCATGCTAGAATGGTTTAAAAGAACAAGTCGATATTATACTGTTGTTAACGAATTAAATAGTTTGACAGATAGAGAACTTGCCGATATTGGTATTAATAGATACGAGATTCATTATCTTGCGATACAAGCTATGTCAACACCCAAGATATAAATAGCGCAAAGGGGGAATTTCTATGGCGTTAGTTACATTCGAACAGTTAAACGATTTCTTCGAAGACACAAACGAAGACATCATCAATAAGTTCGTAGAACCACTGAATGATGTAATGGCGTTCTATGAAATCAACAACAAACAACGTATCTCGATGTTCCTTGCACAAATCGGGCACGAAAGTGGTGGACTAAGAACTATCAAAGAAAATCTTAACTATTCTGCTGATCGTCTTAAAGTAATTTTCCCTAAGTATTTTCGCGGAGTAGATACTTCAGCGTTTGCTAAAAATCCAGCTAAGATTGCTAATCGCGTATATGCTAATCGCATGGGTAATGGTGACGAAGCATCTGGAGACGGTTATCGTTACTGTGGTCGCGGGCTTATCCAATTGACCGGCAAATCCAACTATGAAGCTTTTGCGGCTGATATGGCATGGCCTTTAGAAGAAGCAACAGAATGGCTCAGCACAGAAGAAGGCGCAGCATGGTCAGCTGGTTGGTTCTGGGATTCAAGAGAACTCAATCAGTATGCGGACAAAGGTGATATCCTAACTGTAACTAAGAAAATCAATGGTGGAACGATAGGTCTTGAAGACCGCAAATCTCATTATGAAGCAGCACTAGAAATCTTTTCATAAGGAGATATTATGCCTAAGTTCGGTACACCAGACGAAGAACCAGTTACAGCCAGACCTGCGATGGATATGATTCCAGCTGCTACTAAAGGTGCTGCGGCTACAATTCCTTCAACATTCGTAGACAATACACCTCGCGTTTCTATTCCTGCTGCGCAACAATTATCTGAAGCCGCACAGCTTGCTAAGATTGAGCTAGAAAAAAAACAGTGGGAAGCGGAAAACGCAAAGCAGAATGAAGACTGGATGGTGAAGAAATGGCGTCCTGCAATGGGTTGGTGTTATATGGTCATTTGTTGCCTTGATATGGCTATATTTCCTGTTGCCTGGAACATCGCTCAAGTTCTTACTAAAACACCACTTGTTCAATGGAATCCACTCACGCTGCAAGGCGCTGGTCTATTCCACTTAGCTATGGGTGCTGTTCTTGGTATTGCAGCTTGGTCTAGAGGACAGGAAAAGATTCAAGGCGTGGCGAAGTAAGGAAGTGAAATGAATATTAATCCTATGAATATGAATGATGAGAATCATAATACAACTGTCATGATGTTGCGTTTGCTTAACGGCGATGAAATCGTAGGCAAAGTTGGCGTTGCTGGCAATATGATTAAGGTGATTAAACCAGCAGCAGTAATGCTAAATCCAGGTCCAGGCGGAAAAGCTCAAATGGCTCTAGTAGATTTCATCCCGATGGCCCGTACTAAGGAGATTATTCTAGATCCTCGTAATGTTATGTTCACATACGAACCGGATAGTCAAATCGAAGACGCATATAATATAAATTTCGGTTCGGGGCTTGTGCTTCCTAAGAAAGGAATCTTGACAGCTGTTTAGTTTTATGGTACTATAAGCTATGTCAAAATTCTATACAAATGCAGTAGAGCACGGTAACAACATTCTCGTTCGCGGTTACGACCGCGGCCGAGCTTTCGAAGAAAAGATCCCCTATACGCCAACGATGTATCTACCATCTAAGCGTGAGAACGCTGAGTGGAAAGACATTCGTGGAAACAATTTGGATCCTGTCGAATTCTTGTCGATGCGTGAAGCAAAAGATTTCATTAAGCAGTATCAAGATATCACCAACTTTAAGATATATGGGATGCCTCGTTTCCTTTACTCCTATCTGAACGAGGAGTATCCTAACGAAATCATGTATGACCGCGACCTTATCAACGTCGCGAATATCGATATCGAGGTGAGCTCGGAGAATGGTTTCCCGAGCGCGGACGTAGCGGCGCAAGAAATCACAGCGATAACTCTCAGAAAAAATGGAATGTATTATGTGTGGGCGTATCATGATTATGTGCCTTCGCGCAATGACGTCTATTACTATCAGTGCAATAACGAAAAGGAACTATTGACTAAGTTTCTGAGCGAGTGGAGTAACGGATATCCAGACGTAGTGATTGGATGGAATATCATGTTCTTCGATATTCCATATCTTGTGCGTCGTATGAATCAGATTCTTGGTGAGTCGGCGACTAAAGCGTTCAGTCCGTGGCGTTTCTTTACTGATCGCAGAGTGAAACGTAAGTACGGCAAAGAAGAAAACGTATACACTATCGCTGGTGTTGCGACTCTTGATTATCTTGAGATGTATCAGAAATTCACTTACACTCAACAGGAAAACTATCGTCTCGACCATATTGGTTTCGTTGAGCTTGGTGAACGTAAGCTAGATTATTCCGAGTACGACTCACTGCATGATTTCTATATCAAGGATTTCCAAAAGTTCATCGACTATAACATTCGAGACGTTGAGCTTGTTGAGAAACTTGATGATAAGATGAAGCTTATTGATATGGCTCTCGCGCTCGCGTACGACGCGAAGGTGACGCTGCTAGATATCTTCACACAAGTTCGTATGTGGGACGTTATCATTCACAACCATCTACATAAGCAAAAGATTGCAGTTCCTATCGAAGGAGGCGGCGCTAAAGATGAAGCATATGTTGGTGCTCACGTTAAGGAACCTAAGCCTGGTGGATATGACTGGGTGATGTCTTTCGACTTGAACAGTCTGTATCCGCATCTTATCATGCAGTATAATATCAGCCCCGAAACTCTGTATCGTGACGATCGTGGTCGTACTGTCAAGACTAACATTACTGTTGATGAGTTGCTTGATGGACATATCCCAGATGTGCCTGATGGATATGGGCTTGCAGCGAATGGTTGTTTCTTCAAGAAAAATAAGCAAGGATTCCTTCCAGAAATAATGGAGCGTATGTATAATGATCGCGTAGTGTATAAAGATAAGATGATTGCTGCTCAAAAGGAGCACGAGGCTACTAGCTCTAAGCAATCATATAATGATATTTCCCGATACAAAAATATGCAAATGGCTAAAAAGATTCAGCTGAACTCAGCTTACGGCGCTATCGGTAATCCTCATTTCCGTTTCTTTGACATTGATCAGGCAACTGCTATTACTCTTGGTGGTCAGCTCTCAATTCGTTGGGCTGAATCTGAAATGAATAAGTATCTCAATAAGCTATTGAAAACAGGAGATTACGATTATGTTATTGCATCGGATACAGATTCGCTTTATATCAGCTTTGACAAACTTGTTCATATGGTCTTTGGACAAAGAATTAAAACAGAGGGAATTACTCCGGAACTTAAAGAAAAGATCGTTAACTTTCTGGATAAAGTGGCTAGCGATAAAATTGAACCAGTCATTGCAGAGATCTATCAGGATCTTGCTGACCGTATGTCTGCCTTCCAACAAAAAATGAACATGAAGCGTGAGGTTATCGCTGATCGTGGTATCTGGACTGCCAAGAAACGCTATATCCTCAACGTTCATGACTCTGAAGGTGTGCGCTATGCTAAACCAAAACTAAAGATGTTAGGTATCGAAGCAGTAAAGTCTTCGACTCCTGCTGTGTGTCGCGAAGCTATTAAGAATGCGCTCACCATTATCATGAATGAGCCAGAAGAAAAGCTTCACGAGTTCATTGCTGAGTTTAGAACTAAATTTTATAAGCTATCGTTCGAAGAGATCGCATTCCCACGTTCTGTTCAAGACGTCGCTAAATATAAAAATGAAACTAAGAGTGTTCCGATTCATGTTCGCGGTGCTCTGACATACAATAACAAAATCAAGCAACTCAAGCTTCAGAAGAAATATGAGCTAATCAAAGATGGTGAGAAAGTACGATTCTCTTATCTCAAGATGCCTAATCCGCTACGAGACAATGTGATTACTGCGTTCTCGACTCTTCCGTCGGAGTTTAACCTAGACGAATATATTGATTACGATACACAGTTCGAAAAAGCATTCATGGCTCCGCTAAATGCTATTCTCGATACGATTAACTGGTGCTCTGAGAAGCAGAGCACACTAGAGGATTTTTTCTAATGGCAATTAAAGTACCTGCTGAATACGCCGACTACGATTTTGGTTTCACTGGAGTCGATGAGCACGAAATCAAGCACGATGTGTTGCAAGAACTAAATGCTAAGGGTGATGCTCTTACTGCTAAGGAAGATGAGCTGGCTCATAAGATCAAGGTTCTTGAAAGCATTATAGTACCTCTGCTGAATAATCTAATCAAGACAGCAGAGAAAGAATATATCTATTGGCCGAATCGTACTGAGAAGTGTCAGGAGATGTTAGATAAGGTGCTTAGAACCACACGAGGACTATGACGTTTAGTTTCGACAGAGCACTTATTATGACGACGGGGATAGCACTCTCCGTCGTAGCTGCTTGGTATTCTGTCACTGGTCTAACATCCATATTCGCTGGTGCTTTCTGGGCTATTGTTATCCTTGGTGGAACATTAGAAATAGGTAAGATCGTACTCGCATCATGGTTATACAGGAACTGGAGATACGTTCCGTTCCTAATGAAAGCATACTTTACTAGTGCGCTTCTGGTGCTTATGCTCATTACGAGTATGGGAATCTTTGGATTTCTGTCGAAAGCTCATCTAGACCAAGTCGCACCGAGTGGTGATATATCAGCTAAGATAGAACGAATAGATAGTAGCATCACGCGCGAGC